AATCAATTCTTTTATTATGATGCGTGAAGGTGACATTATCTCTGCATTTGCTACGCAACAAATGACATTGCTTGTGTCGTTGATTGAAGAAAACAACATCATCCAAGGAGGCTAATGTGCCAAAGTCTAAAGACCCTAAATTAGCCAGAGCAGGTGTCAGTGCTTATAATAAGCCTAAGCGCACTCCGGGTGGATCTAAGAAGTTTGTTGTTGTTGCAAAAGAAGGTGACAAGACTAAGACGATTCGCTTCGGTGATCCCAACATGACCATCAAGAAAGATCAACCTGCAAGACGTAGAAGCTTTAGAGCCAGACACAAGTGTGACACCAATCCACCTAGCAAACTCACAGCACGTTATTGGTCTTGTAAGAAGTGGTAAATGTTGAAAAGTCTACAGGTTATAAAGCTAAAGTAGAAAATATTGTATTTAATGAAAAGACGTGTAAAGCATTTCATTGCAATGTAGACAAGTGGACTCCTCAACAGTATAAACAAATGCTTAAAGATTGGAAAACATTCCGACAAGAAATGAAAGAGCCTATCTATGCTTTTCCTCCTGATGCTAAAGTAGCTAAGTTTGCTGAGAAGTTTGGATTCAAATATATTAAAGATGTTAGGGTAGGTGTTAAACGTAAACGCATGCCGATGTACATACACGAGGTTGAGTAATGGGTGGAGTAGTCAATACAATTGCTGATGACTTTCTAGGCTTAGATGACTCTGGTGGTATTGCCGGAAGTGTTTCTAAAATTGGGAGTAGTTTTGAAGACACTGTACGTGATGCTGTAGATGATGTAGACTCTTTAGTCCAGAATCCGTATGTTCGTATGGCTGTCCGATTTATTCCCGGTGTAGGGCAAACAGCAGGGGCTATACTTGATGCCTATGCAAAACTTGATAGCGGAGAAGACTTAACAGCAACAGACCTTGCTAACATTGGACTGTCAGCCGGAACAGACATTGGTGACTGGGAAGTTACTGATGCAACACGTAAGGCAATTAAAACATCAGCCGCTATTGCAGATGGTGGTGACCCGATTAAGATTTTGGTAAGCGCATATGGTGAAGATGTCGTTGACCAAATGGGACTTAAAGATGCGGCCATTACAAACCTTCAAGAAGCCATTGGTGAAGACGCATACAATCTTGTATCTGACAATCTTGACCTTGCCCGTGTTGGTTATGATGTTATGGTGGAGGGTAAAGATCCCTTAGAAGCTATTAGTAACCGTTACGGTGAAGAAATTGTTGGATACTTAGGAGCCGACACTGCAAACGAAAGAGCTTTAGGTTTGGCAGGACTGACCACTGCTGTTGCATTGGACCAAGGACTTGATTCAGATGATGCAGTATTACGTGGTGCAAGACGTTATCGGGATGAAGGCGGTACAGTAGACCTTCAACAACTTGCGGATCTTACTGGTGTTACTGTTGACTTTAATAGTAATGATTTCTTTAACAAGTATGCGGCAACATTAGGAGGATTTGAAGGACTACCTGATCTTGCTTTTGTTGAAGACTATGTTAGAGAATACAGTCCGTACATTGAAGACAGTGTACGCTTTGTATCCGATCAGATTCCAAATATTAATTTAGATGGTGCAAGCTACGACTACTTAAGAGATACATATAATTTAAGTCTGCGTGATTTAAGAGACATGGATGTCAATATAGATTCGTTACAGTTTGATACGGACATTGACTTAGGTCTTCCTAGTATTGAAGTGGCTGATATAGATGTACCAAACATTGAAGGCTTTGACATTCCTCTTCCGGGACTAGAACCTGCAGACAGAGGTCCATTTGAAATTGCACAGCTTGAAACACAAAAGCGTGAAGAGCTTGTACAACAAGCAGAAGAGGAAGAGATTCCTATTTCAGAACTACTTCTGTCTGACTTTCAATTGAAGAATCCTTTATTAAAAGGTTGACAAACTACTGATAGTGTGGTAATATATAGATATGACGTATTTAAATTTAATCAATGCTGTACTACGTAGACTCCGTGAGGATCAAGTAACAACAGTAGATGAAAGCGACTATTCCAAACTGATTGGTGATTTTGTTAACGATGCTCTTCAGTCAGTAGAAAGTGCATGGGATTGGACTGTCTTACGCAATACGTATTCTATCACTACTGTTGCCGGTACATCTACATACACACTGACAGGGTTTGGAACTGGTTCTAAAATTTTGTATGTACATGATGAAACAAACAACAGGTATGTACATCAAGAAAGTTTACAACGCATCAGAGAGTTTGCATTAGGAACTGACAATGCACAAGGTACTGTCAGCTATTATGCTATTGAAGGTGTAGATAGCAACGGTGATGCTCAGATTCGGTTTTATCAGACGCCCAGTGCTGTACAAAATCTTTCTGTTTATGCAGTAAAAAGAGATGCAAGTTTATCTTTAGACTCAGACAGTACGCTTCTTCCTACTAAACCTGTAATTCAATTTGCTTTTGCGTATGCGTTACGTGAGCGTGGAGAAACAGGCGGGCAATCAGCGGCAGAACAACTTATTTTTGCTCAAGAAGATTTGCGTAATGCAATAGCTCTTGATGCAAATTTACATCCTGAAGAACTTATCTGGAATGTTGTGTAATGGCTAAGCCGTTAGAAAGTATTGCAATCCAAGCACCGGGATTCTTTGGTCTTAACACTCAAGACTCCCCTACGTCTTTGCCAGAACAGTTTGCACTGGTTGCTGACAATTGTGTCATTGACCAGTTTGGCCGTATTGGTGCTCGCAAAGGATGGGCATACGAAACTACATCTGGTGGAGACTCAATAGTTTCTATTGGTGAGTTTGTCAAAGCGGATGGAACTACTGAAATTATATCCAGTAGTGCAACAGCAATCTATAAAGGAACAACAACACTAACAGATATTACTCCTGCATCACACACTGTCAGTGATGGTTTATACGATCATGCTACTTTGAATAATGTACACTACTTATTCCGTGAAGGGTCTGATCCTATTTACTATAATGGGACAACATGTGATGAAGTATCTGCACACCCAGACTATTCGGGTACAGTGCCTAGCGGTAATATTGTGCAGTCTGGCTTTGGTAGACTGTGGGTTGCCAAAACGTCAACCGATAACACCACCGTGTATTGGAGTGATTTGCTTACAGGAGTAAAGTGGGACACTGGTAGCTCTGGTAGCATTGACATATCTAAGGTGTGGCCTGATGGTAGCGATGAGATTACAGCGTTAGCAGTGCATAATGGCGTATTAGTTATTTTTGGCAAGCGTCAGATTCTTATCTACCAAGGTGCTGAAGATCCTGCAACAATGCAACTAGCTGATACAATTGTAGGTGTTGGTTGTATTGCTCGTGACAGTGTACAGGTAACAGGAACAGATTTGTTGTTCTTGTCGGACTCTGGTGTCAGAAGTTTGCAACGTACAATTCAAGAAAATAGTGCACCAATGCGTGACATTTCTAAGAATGTACGAACAGAACTCACCTCTTATGTCTCAACAGAAACAGCTAATATTTTTAGTGTGTATTCTCCTGAAGAAGCTTTTTATTTATTACACCTACCAACAACCAATATCACCTATTGTTTTGATATGAGAGCACCATTAGAAGATGGCTCGCATCGTGCAACACAATGGGATACAATTGCTCCACAGGCTTTGTGTCGTACACGTAGTGGAGATTTGTTGCTTGGTAAATCTGTTGGGATTGCAAAGTACACTGGATTTACAGACAACGGTACGGCCTACCAAATGTCATACTTTACCAACTACATTGACTTTGGTGCTCCATCAAATCTAAAGCTATTGAAGAATTTAAAAATTACAATTATCGGTGGTAGTGCTACAGACGTAACACTCAACTGGGGATATGATTATTCATATGCTTATAAAAAGAAAAGATTCACACTCTCAACTCAAGTGATTGCAGAGTACAATATTGCTGAATACAACATCGGTGAATTTAACGCAGGTGTTCTGGTAAATCGTCCAACGGTAAATGCTAGCGGTGGCGGTCAGGTAGTACAGCTTGGTATTGAAGCAGAAGTAAACGGTGCTCCAGTGTCTATTCAAAGACTCACAGCACAAGCTATCGTAGGAAGGACTATCTAATGTCAAACTATACTAAGACAACTAACTTTACAGTCAAGGACTCTTTGGCATCTGGTAACCCTGCCAAGATTATCAAAGGCTCTGAGATTGACAGTGAATTTGATGCAATTCAGACAGCAGTGGCTACTAAGTCTGATAGTGCATCCCCAACCTTTACAGGTACTGTGACAGCACCAACAGTCAATGTCACTGGTACACTCACAGCAGGAACAATTGATGGTGGTACATACTAATGGCTAGTTGGACTGATTTTATTAGCGGAGGAGCAGGTACTGCAGGAGGAGCAGTAAGTGCATTGCTATCCGCAGGAGGCACTCAAGAAGCAATTAAAAATATTAGAGAGCTTCGTGGGGACATCACTGGACTTGCGTCAGAATATACTACACGTGGACGTGAGGCGGCAGAGTTTCAACCATTCACTGTTACCACTGGTGCAGGTACAGCGGCTATTGGACCGTCAGGTGCATTAACTACACAGGCCGCACAACAACCTTTGATAGAGGCTCTTCAGGCACGAGCAGGAACTACTGCCGGAGCGTTAGGTGCTGACACAGGACTGTTTGGTGGTATTTCTCAACAAGCTTTACAACAAGCTCAAGCCGCATTAGCACAGCCTACTCCCACAGCAGAGTCTTTGTTTGCTCAATTGCAAGCTACCACTGCAGGTGAACAAGAACGGCAACGTATAGCTCTTGAGAATAGACTAGCGGCACAGGGTAGATTAGGTGTACAAACTGCCGCATATGGCGGAACACCTGAACAGCTTGCATTAGAAAAAGCAATTCAAGAACAACAATCACGTAATCTTGTTACAGCTACACAGCTTGCACCACAGCTTGCACAACAACAAACAGCGCAGGCGGCAGGATTGTTTGGGTTAGGTGCTCAAGCGGCAGGACAACCAACAGCACTTGAAGCGGCACAGATTCAGAATATTGGTGGGTTGTTGAGTACAGCCTTTGCTCCAGAGCAACAGTTGATTCAGTCAATTACACCGTCTCTACAGGCGGCACAGCTTGCACAAGCAGGTAGAGCCTCTGAAGCTGAATTGCTTGGAGCACTTGGACCGGGTGTACTACAGGCTGTTCTTGGCACTGGCGAAACTGAAGCAACACTACAGCAACAGCAGATTAATGCATTGCTTCAGGCATTGGGTATTGACTATGCACCTACACCGTCAGACACTATCTTTAACATTACTCCAACAACCAATGTTGATCCGGGTGATGTCACAGTAAACGTATAAGGAGACACTCATGGCTGAAAATAGCGTAGGACTTTTAGCATCTCTCTTGTCTCCTGCGGCGGCACGAGCATCCCAAAAACAACAGTCGTTACAAAACATTCTTAGCATGGCAGGCTCTCGCAATCCTTTGTTGGCTGAAGCAGGCAAAACAGCAGGAATGTTTTCACAATCGTTAGGACGTTTTGTTGGAACAGACATGCGCTCTGAAGCTGAAAAGTCTGCAGAGAAATTAAGCAATGCTGTCACCACCGCATCAGGGGAAACATTGTACGACAAAATGATTAGTGCCGCTAAGAATCCTGAGTTGTCTATTCAGGAGCGTTATGTCTTGATGGCACAAGCTCAGAAGATTAAACCTGAAAAGAAAACAATTAGCGCAGAAAACTTTTTAGATCCTTCATCAGATAGTTATTTCCGTGGTATAACACTAGACACTGGCGATGTTTTAAATTTAGAGACACGCCAGATTGTTCCTAATGCACTCACTGCAGGAGATGTAAAGAAAGAAAAACCTGAAAAACCTAAAGAGCCTAAAGATGCAAAGCCTGTCGAGTATCAACCATTTGATGATGATACGTTAGGGGCGGCACTTGCAACATCAAAACCATTAAAATCTGCAATTGAACAAATGGCTCAAGAGCCTAATTTTTGGGGAAAAGTTAAAGACTTTTTGGGTTATAAAGTTGGGGAAAGTTTAGAAACTGATGAAGCTACATATGATAATCTGGTCACTTTAATTAATAATAAAGCCAAAGAAATTCAAAAGCAAGCGGCAAAAGATCCTAAAAATCCTCGTACATTGACAGCAGATGAAGCCTTACGTGCGGCTATTACAGCGATGCGAGGTGGGGATTTTTCAGGTATTGCACCGATACAAGTACAAGGCCGTGATAAATTTGCAGGCAAAGTAAGGGCACAATAATATGGCATCATTGACAGAAGGAATTGTGCCTAGAGATTTAGAGGGCTTGATTGACATTGCTCGTACAAAGCCTGATAAAGCCATTGCACAGTCTGTTGCAGAATCTGTAGCTCAAGTTGCAGAAACAACCGGACAGCCTGAACAAGCTGAAGTAGTACGTGCAGAAGCTGAAGCACTTCCTGAAGATGAGATTGCAGACTTAACGGAAGAGGATGTACGAAACTCTGAAACTCTGCAGAAACTTGGTGCTTTGCCGGGTGATCGTGTTGTCAATCAGAAGCTTGTGCGTCTTGTGTCTGATCCTCCTCGTGGTGAAGTGCTTACCATGACAGACATTCTAAACTCTCCAACACTACAGGAGCTTGGTGCTGAGGCAGGTGATAGTGTCGAAGATGGACTGTTAATTAAAGCAGGGAAGAATGAACCTCTGCGTAACTTTCTTTATCATCACAAACAAGCTGAAAGTGCATTAGAAAACTTTGCCACTTACGCTCAATCTGTAGCTCCAATCCCTCAAATAACATTTGACATTACAGACCCATTGAATTTTATTGACATTGGGTTTGATGATCCTGAGTATCAAGAGTTTTTAAAGCTGTCTCCTGCAGAACGTAGAGACAAGATGGCTGAAGACAAACTAAAAGAGCTTGAAGATTTACGCCGTACCTTCCAACCTGAGATGGACTTAGCAGGCATGGCAGGCACTGTTGTCGGAACCACCGATGTCGCTACACTGGCTGTACCACTAGGTAGTACAATCAAAGGTATGACAACCATTGGTGGTATTTTAGGCGGTGCATACAATGTTGGTAATCAGCTTGCTGAAACTGGGGATGTGCAGGTAGAAACACTTCCGGGTGATGTAGCATTAGGCATGTTAGGTGGTGGTGTATTTGGTGTAGGTAGTAAAGGCATCAAAGTAGCGGCACAGCAAATTACCAAGCCTGCTAAGACACGTAGTGCTGTCAAACAAACAGAGCGTATTGAAGAAGCTCTGAATAAGAAAGTGGCTGAAGGTGTACCACCTGTCAAAGCGTTTGAACAAGTGCAAGCAGAGCTAGGCATTTCACGCAAAGAAATACTGGAGCTTTCTTCAGCCGCAGGACGTAAGATTAAAGTGCCTCAGTCTGCTGATAAGGCACGTAAGCTTATTATGGACGATGAGATTGTACGAGACAGTGCACTCTTACGCCAAATTTCTACCACCGCTGATAAGTATTTAGGTGCGCTCTCAACACGAATTAAGAACATTAGCATGACAGCCTTCGGCAGACTGCGTAGAATGGAAGCAGATTTGCACATTAAAACTGCACAGTCTCTGACACGTGTTGAACCATTCCTGCGTACAATGAAAGGCTTGTCTGCAGATATGCAACGCAAGGTAGGTGTGTATCTAGCTAACGGTGACTACGATTTAGCCTCTAAAATGTTACGTGATATTGTTCCTGATATTGACGATCAACTTGCGGCAGTCCGTTCAGAACTCAATTTAATTAAAGATGAACTAACGTCAGTGGGCTATACGTTTGAGGCAGTAGAAAACTACTTCCCTCGTATGGTGAAAGACTACGAAAACTACAGTAAGTATCTGACAGGTGAGGAAGCTGATGCTGTCAGCAGAGCCTTACGAGAATTTGCTAAGAAGCGGAGCAAAACTGTTAAAGAATTGTCTCGTGAAGAAAGACAAGAAATTATTCAGAGTGTCTTAGAAGGGCGTGTCCGTGGCAAGGGTAATAAACTTGTACAAGAACGGAAGATACAGCGTATCAACTCAGACCAGTATGACTTTTATGAGTCTCCTGCTGAGGCTCTTCAGAAGTATATTCGGTATGCTCGTAATGATATTGAGAGACGTAAGTTTTTTAAGAAAGACAATACTGTCGAGAATGAACTAGGTCAATTTGATGCTGATGAATCTATTGCCAAGCTTCTTGAAAATGAAGAGTACAGAGGACGCTTGTCAAAAAGAAAGATTGAAGAACTAGGCAATCTATTGCAGGCTCGTTTTGTTGGCGGTAGTCGCAACATGGGTAGTACAGCATCAGCACTTCGTGACCTTGGCTATGCAGGCACGATTGCCAACCCAATCTCTGCATTGAAACAGATGACTGACTTGTTCAATGTTGGTGCAATCTATGGCTATCGGAATGTATTTAAGAGTATGTTCGGTGCTAAAGAGATGAAGCTGATTGATGCAGGGATTGAGAAAGCCACCAATGAACTTCAAGAAATAAGCAGTCTTAGTCGTATGCTTAACATTTTATTTAAAGCATCCGGTTTTGAAATGATTGATACACTAGGTAAAGAGACAGCAATTAATGCGGGACTGTCTCGTCTACGTAATCTATCGCAGACAGCAAAGGGTAGGGCCAAGCTACGTCAACAGTATGGTGATATGTTTGGTAATGAGTTTGATGCGTTTGTTGATGACCTTCAGCGTGGTGATATTACGGGCAATGTTAAGATTGCAGGCTTTAGTTTGCTTGCAGATCTACAGCCTATTGCACGTTCTGAGATGCCTGAAGCATGGCTACGTGGTGGCGATGCGGCTCGTATGGCGTACATGCTCAAGTCTTTCACGCTGAAACAGCTTGATGTACTGCGTAGAGAAACTGTTCAGGAATGGAAGGACGGAAATAGAATGGAAGCTATCAAAAGAGCTTCTGTGATTGCCGCTTCATTGGGCACGTCAGGTGTTGCTGTCGGTACTGTTGCTGACGTGCTGATGGGGCGTGAAGTAAGAGGCGATGACATTCCTGACAAAGCACTCTGGTCTATCCTTGGTGTCTACGGACTTAACCAGTATGTAGCACAGCGTTACTTTGCACAAGGGGATGTGATTCAAGGGATTCAAGAGACATTGCTTCCTGCAACAAACATTCTTGAAGCATTGTTTGATTTGCCTGTGGAAGTGTTCAAAGAAAATCCTGACTTTGGTGAGCAACTTAAAGCATTCCCTGTACTTGGACCGTTAGCCTACGCATGGTGGGGCGGTGGTGCTGAGAAGTACAATGAACGTCAACGCAAACGTGTTGAAAAGGAAAGACGTGAAGCTCGTGAAGCGATGATGCGTCCATAAAAAAGGGGACTGAAGAGTCCCCAAAGCTCACTGGAGAGAGCTATTCAAACACATCAAATATATCCCCAATCATAATCTTAACAAAGGGGATATTGATGATAAAGCCATCAAAGAAATACACTTGAGCATCTTCTATTTGTTCACTATTCTTCCAACCCAACACTGGCTGACTCTGAACTGTTTCAATAGACAGGCCAAAGACATGATGAAATCTTGCCGCTACCATCCCCAATCTTCTCCTTCTAACCCGTGTGAATTATAATCTGTTACACGTTTCTCAAAGAAATTACTTAAGCTACTTCCTCCTAGTATCTCCTCCATCCACGGCAGAGGATTCTCCTTAACCTTCCAGTTGGTCTTGAGGCCAAGTTGCAATAGACGTCTGTCTGCGAGGTAGCGAATGTACTGCTTGACATCTGCCGCCGACAAACCTTCCAAGTCACCCAT